TCATCGCAAACGAAGACGTGGTGGACGGCTGGACGTGGTGGAGTTCGAAAGACGCGTCAACCTGTATGGCTTGCCTTGTGAATCACGGCAAAGTGTTCCCAAATACGGAGCGGTTGAACGGTCATTACAACTGCCGGTGTGTTGCAATCCCACACGTCAAGATTTGGAGCGAGCCAGAGCAGACCGGCGAAGAATGGTTTAGCACGTTATCAGAGGCACAGCAGAAAGAGATGATGGGTGCGCAAACTTGGGACGCCTGGAAGGGCGGGGCGTTCAAGTTTGACGAGTTATCAGGGCACAGACATGATGATGTTTATGGTGACATGAACGCGCGTGTGCCGTTATGGGAATTATTAGGCGCAGAGCCGCCAATTCGTAATAAATGAACCGCGAGAGCGGAATTAATCGGAGGCAATCAAGATGACTAACGAAGACCCTAAAAGCGAGATGCTTGACGTTGAGGTGCAGGACACCACGACTGAGGTTGACGAACAGCCTGAAGAATTTGACAAGGCGCGTGCGATGGATCTCATTCGCAAGCAGCGAGACGAATTGAAACAGGCAAAGAAAGCGGTAGCTGAATTAGAACGCTACAAGAAATTGGAAGAGGAACGCAAGCAGGCGGAAATGACAGAGTCAGAACGCTTGAAGGCAGAACTCGACAAGTTGCAGAGTGAACTAACAGCAAAGACCGTACGCACAATGCAAATTGAGGTGGCAGCAAAGTTAGGCTTGCCTGCCGCGTTATCTGACAGGCTGAAAGGCGAGACGCTGGAAGAAATGGAAGAGGACGCGAAGGCAATTCTCGAAGTGTTGCCCAAACAAAAAGCCGCACCGAATACAGGTGCTACAAATCCAGGTGAGCAAGCCTCGAAAGAGGAAACGCGTGCACAAAAGCTAACGCGGCTCACCGGCGGTGAAGTTGACATCTGGAAGGGCGGCGGAATCAACTGGGGTCCAGACAGCCCCTTGTAAGGAGTAATACATTATGGCTGCATCAACTTATGAAGACATCAAAACTTTGGTCGCAAACGTCTACGAACTCGCGCTAATGACAGCGCAGGAAGGCAACGTACTTGCGCCACTGGTAACAACTTTCGGCGACTATCAGGGTCTCGCACCCCGCGTCTACGGCGAATACAGCGGCGGTACTTTTAGCGCCATCGCTGGCACCGTGGATATGACCGCGTCAACCTTCAGCGCAACCGCTGGGGGCACAATCACGCCTACAACCTATGGTCAGCAGATCACGTTGACTATGAACCGCATCAAGAGCGATCCTGCCGGTGCACAACGTGACGCAGGTCGTTATCTGGGTGAAACCGCTGCCGCTCACATTGACACCAATCTTGCCGGCACTTTGTCCGGTTTGACCGGTGGCACTGTGGGAACAGCAGGCGGCACTTTGACTTGGGCAAACATCTTCAACGCACAAGCTATTATGCGCGGGAACAAAATCTACGGTCGTTACTCGGTCGTGATCCACCCGATGCAATGGTACTACCTGACCAGTGCGTCAACTGGCGTGCCTACTTTAATGCAGAGCGAGGATCTGAAGAACCGCTTTATGAGCGGATTTTACCAGGCATCGCTTGACAACATGGACTTCTTCGTTGACGCGAACATCGCAGCTGGTACTGCATCAATTGGTGCAATGTTCAGCAAGGAAGCCCTTGCCCTTGACATTCGTCAGGGGTTCACGATCAACCCGCAATGGGATGCCTCATTCGCCGGTGTTGGCGCATGGGAGCTCAACGCTTCGATGGTTTACGGCTACGGCGTATACCGACCTACCCACGGCGTACAGCTCGTGGGGAAAGCAACCTAAAAATTGACTTGATGGGCAAGGATAGAGCGTATACCTCGAAAACGGCATGCTCCACCGCTTCCTTGCCCTACTGGAGCAACAAGCTGGAGGCTTGAAAAAGATATGAGAATCAACTGGTTTAGCAATTCACCCGCAGCCTGCACTGGCTACGGCAATCAAACGAAAATCTTCACCCCGCGATTAGCGAAACTGCTTGACAAGGGGCTTTCGATTACTGCGTTCTACGGTGTACAAAGCGGTGTACTGAATATCAACGGTATCAAAGTGTATCCGAGTTTCAA